ATTTACACTTTTGTGTTGAAACGACGGCAAGTAATGATACAGCTTATAGAGCGAGTACGTCTAACTCGAGAATGATGATAGATGGTATTACAGGATACGTGGGTATAGGAACATCGAACCCTCAACGTACTTTAGATGTAAATGGCGATTCTCGTTTTGATTCTGGGGTATTCTTAAACTGGAGTGCTCCCACTTTATATTTACAAGATACCGATCATAAATCTTGTATGCTTCATTGTAATTCGAATCAATTTTATGTTCTTAATGGTACTGGTACCAATTCTGTAAATTGGGCGTCAGTGAATAGTCGTTGGGCTCTACAGATTGATTTAAACAATAATGATTTTGGTATAGGTGGTACAGCATATGCTATAGGTTATAGTACTGTTTCAGATTCTCGTATAAAAAAGGATATAGTTGATATAGATGATACGTCCGCTCTTGAAAAACTTCGACTTATTCAACCAAAAACGTATAAATATCGTAACGAAGAAGAAAGGGGGTCGGATACAGTTTATGGGTTCATCGCACAAGACGTTTCGAATGTTCTTCCATACGCAGTTAAATTAAAAGCTGGTACAGTTCCTACTATATTATCATCATCAAATGTTACAGTACTTACGGATACTTCAGTACAACTCACTTTGGATAAAACAATACCAGATGATGTAAATTTAACAAATACATCTAATATATTTATTACCGTTGATGGTGTCGGTGGTTATGTATGTCCCGTTATTTCCACAACCGGTAATAATATTATAACTATAGAGAAAACAAGTGAATTAAGTAATATAACGAGCACGTCAAATGCCTATATTTTTGGTGAACACGTTCAGGATTTTCATCATCTAGACAAAAATGCTATATTCACTATAGCAACCGCCGCTTTACAGGAAGTTGATAGACAATTACAGGCTGAAAAAACAAAAGTTTCGACTTTAGAAACACAAGTCGCTGATTTATTAGCACGTGTTACCGCACTCGAAAACAACTAATTTTTTTACCATTCTGGAAAAGGTCAGAATGGTAGAAAGTTTTTTACTTTACTTTCGTGGAAGTGAATCCATTATCGCGAGGGCAATAACGCCCGCAATAAAGAACAAAACAACGTAATTACACTCGGTATCCTCCTCACCAGTAGAAATTTTCCGTTTCTCCTGGACTGGGACTGATACTTCTCGTGAAGGTCTCGGTCTTTCAATAGGATCTTCGTCTAAAGGACAATACCCTATCATATACTATATTTTACAAATTAATTTCGACCGATTTTTTCTTTCGTCCACGTTTACCCTTGGTCTGGGTAACTTTCACTTCACGAACATCACCGTCTTCATCTCCCCCTTCAACGTCACCTGTATCTGGTGCTTCTGCAATATCCGAAACGTCATCGTCGTCGTCGTCTACACTAGGTGGTTCCTGGGGTGCGATACTCGTCGTGTTCATGGGTGGTGTTGGTGGCATCATAATGTTACCCATGAGACTCGAAATATCGAACCCTGGTCCCTGCATTTCGCGTCGTCCACCTTCGGAAGAAGGTTCTCCCGATTCACTTTGTTGAGATTTCGATACCGTATTCTGAACTGCGGACATCATATTCTGAACCAATCCTGGGTTTTGTTTAATCACGTCGTTCATGTTCGGCATAACAGATTTGAACATACTATTTGTTAAATGGAACATCATAGCTGAACCACCAAGCATCATAATAAGTTTCACTTCTGGTGCAACGTGCATTTTCGTTCTATACTTAACGTATAACTCCTCGAAAACTTCATCGTAATCGTCGACGTTTTCCATGACGTTTTCGGACCAACCGTCGAGTTGGATCTCAAACGGGTTATACTTTTTATTTAAAAACTCGAGACCCGTCGTACATGCAATAAGCATACGTCTCGAAAACTTAATCGACTTATCCACATCTATGCTATACGTAATTCGTTTAACTTCAGTTCTGAGCTCATCTATAGGGGAATAGGCATTTAAACGCTTGTTCACAGTAAACCCCTTTTTTTCCAAACGTCCAAGTTTATTAACTAAATCGGCTTTCTCTTCATCTATTGTTTTAAACCCAGGAGACGGTTTTTCTTCCTCTTCCATGGCGTACCCACCTCCTCCGCCACCACCATACTCCATTTCAGGTTCGTCGTCTTCGTATTCACCATAATCTATAGGTTCTTCGCGTGGTGGTGCTGATGGTTGCGCCTGTTTACTCGGGTTAACAAACGAATCAATATCTTCCTGAAACATTTGTGGTTGCGGTGGTGTAAACTGAGTTTTCATCCTCGAAATCTGCTTTTTTACAGGCTGGTGTCTCGGAACTTCTATTTCTATTTCGTTCATCAAGGCCTGCTCGTTATCATCGAGTTTCATTATATTTGTATCTCTACGATCAAGAATAATCTCTCCGTCCATTACTCTTTATGTTGAAACTATTCTAATCTCTTTAACGCACTTTATAAAAAATGTTGTTTCATTATAAATGAAACTCAACGCCACTAACAGAAATACACTTCGTGCTATCGTTATTGTCATCGCTCTCTTATGCGTACTTGCCATGTTACGTACCAGTGGATACCAGGCTAAAGAAATTGAAATCGAAACCGTGAACACGGGATCGCTCTTCGATATACCTTCTACCGAAGAGTGTTTGGGCACCGCATATTACTCGGACAGTAAAGGTGGTGTATGTGACGGCCAAAAACTCGTCAGAGAACAAGCGAGTTATAAGATGAAGTAAAATCTCCAGTATATATAAATGGCTTTAGTGACTAGTCAGACATCTTTACCTGATTTCGAACACGAGTATCACACGATCACGGTTGATACCATAGGTCAGGCGAGTAAAAACACGTTCACGGTTCATCTTCAACAAACACTCGAAAATGTTGTTCAAGCGAGACTCACAGCCGCACAAATTACGACGACAAATTCTAACGTATGTTATATTTCCGTGAACGAACTCGATACGAATTATTCTCAGAGAACATCCAATCTTTTTGGGTACGAAGGTCAATCATCCTTGTCCAAAGTAAACAACTCTTTCGGAAGTTTAATCAGTGGAAGTGGGACAGCTTCAGAAATCGTTTTTAAAGATAATTACCCTGTCGTACAACAATATTCGACACCTATACGAAAGATCGATAGATTAACGTTTAGTTTGTATAACCAGGATGGTAATACCATAGAAGGTACAAAAGATAACTTTTTTATTTTTAGATTCGTGTGTAAACAAAAAAATTTACCACCGTTTCAGGGTAGTAAATAACGCATATTTTTAACCTTTTCTTATTATAAATGTCATCTGGTATTGTTCAACTCATTGCAATTGGTGCTCAAGACGAACACATCATGGGCGAACCAGAAATTTCGTTTTTTACATCAACGTTTAAACGGCATTCTAACTTTTCACAGTCCGTAGAGAAACAGACGATACAAGGGGCTGTGAAAGGCAATTCCATGTCATCCATTCGATTTGATAGAACGGGTGATTTACTAGGGTACACGTACCTTACCATAGATAATAATACACAGGCACTTGATATTCAGCGCTGGGACACGCTCGTAGATAAAGTTGAACTTCTCATTGGTGGACAAGTTATAGATACACAAGACGCTATTTTTACGGAAAAAATAGCTATCGACACGTTTGCAACGAATGTATCAAAAAGCGCTAACGGTACACACCCAGGTGTAAGCGCACGTTCGTATTTTTACCCGTTCCGGTTTTTCTTTTGTGAAGGTCCACAGTGTGCTTTACCAATAGTTGCCTTACATTACCATAACGTAGAATTACGTATATATTGGGGCCCAGATGCAGGTAATTATAATTTTGAATGCTATTCCAACTATTATTATTTAGATAACGAAGAGCGCGGTAACCTCGTTTCTCGTAACCATAATCTAATCATTACTCAAGTTCAAAAAAGTATTCCATCAAATGAACTTTCACAAGAACTCACGTTTAATCACCCAGTTAAGTATATCGCATCTTCGGATACAACAACCGAAGGTGCTTTAACGTCAACAACCAATAAAATAAAAATTGAAATAAACGGTTTAGATATTGGTAATTTTAAGTGGGCAAAACCACATTTTATAGACGTTATGAACTATTACCATACAAATTTTGTTACTTCGCCCGATTTTTTCTTATACTGTTTTTGTTTATCAACGAGTTCACTCCAGCCGACAGGAACACTCAATTTTAGTCGTTTAGATTCAGCAAAAGTTATTAGCCAATCCATGATCATTTCCGACCCTATATATGCAGTAAACTATAACATACTCCGTATCGAAAATGGTATGGCTGGTCTCATCTACGCAAATTAAAATACGTACCTATATTAAATGGTTAAAAACATACCGACCATCGAGCGGTCTACCAAAATCCGGTTTGGTAAACACGCTACGGACGAC